ATAGAGCAGTAACTGTAAACTCCGCAAATACTATTACTGATAATGTAGTTAGTTTCTTTGCTTCTGTCACTTCATCGACTTATGCAGTCTTTGATAGTGGATATAAGTATATGTTTGATAGGTTTGCAAATACCTTCAGATATATTCCTTTGAATGGAGATATTGCCGGACTTTGTGCAAGAAATGATGCGAATAACTTCCCCTGGTTCTCACCAGCAGGAACTAATAGAGGAGCAATCCTGAACGCAGTCAAACTTGCATATAATCCAAACAAGGTACAGAGAGACAAACTTTATTCAAATAGAGTCAATCCAGTAATCTTCTCACCTGGTTCAGGTATTGTTCTCTTTGGAGACAAAACTGGATCTGGTAAGGCATCGGCATTTGATCGTATTAACGTTCGTAGATTGTTCCTCTTCCTCGAAGATGCAATTTCTGCTGCTGCTAAAGATCAACTCTTTGAATTCAATGATGAAATTACAAGAACTAACTTTGTGAACATTGTTGAACCATTCCTTCGTGATGTTCAGGCAAAGAGAGGTATCTTTGAGTTTGTAGTTGTTTGTGATGAGACAAATAACACTGCTGCTGTTATAGATAATAATGAGTTTGTAGCAGACATCTTTATTAAACCCGCAAGATCAATCAACTTCATCGGTCTTACGTTTGTTGCCACCAGAACTGGTGTTTCATTTGATGAAGTAATCGGTAACGTTTAATTTAGAGGTATAAGAAACAATGGCAAATCGTCAACAGGTAAATACTTTACCACTAAGAACTATCACCGACTTCAAAAGTAAGTTAAAGGGTGGTGGTGCAAGACCTAATCTATTTGAGGTGGAACTTACGTTCCCCTCAATCGTTGGAGTTCAGGATGAAAATGAAGTTCTTGATAATGCAAGGTTTTTAGTAAAGGCAGCAAATTTACCTGCTTCTACAATCGCACCTATTGATATTCCTTTCAGAGGAAGAATCCTGAAGATTGCGGGTGACAGAACATTTGAAACCTGGACAATCACAGTTCTCAATGATACTTCATTCTCCATTAGATCTGCATTTGAAAAGTGGATGAATACCATCAACAAACTGGATAATGCTACTGGTGAAACTGATCCAGCACTTTATCAAGTAGATGCAAAAGTTAATCAATTGAATCGTGATGGTGGAACCCTTAGAAGATATATTTTCAAGGATGTGTTCCCAACCAACATTTCCGCAATTGACTTAAGTTATGAGACTACTGATACCATTCAGGAGTTTACTGTTGAGATGCAGGTTCATTTCTATGAAGCAATTAAAGGTAATGCTCCAGAATCTGGTGGTGAAAGCATCAGCTAAATAGTAAAATAACAGTCTAAGCAAGTTTATAATATGGCAAAACTTTTTGGTTTTTCTATTGAGGATAACGAGAAAAAATCCAAGACTATAGTTTCCCCCGTCCCCGAAAATAACGAGGACGGGGTTGATAACTATATTAGTAGTGGATTTTATGGTTCGTATGTAGATATTGAAGGTCAATATAGAACAGAATTTGACTTAATCAGAAGATATAGAGAAATGTCACTTCATCCTGAAGCGGATGGGGCAATAGAAGACGTTGTAAATGAAGCAATCGTCAGTGATCTTTACGATTCTCCAATTGAGATTGAACTTTCAAATCTCAATGCAACTGATAAATTAAAAAAAGCAATCAGACAAGAATTTAAATATATCAAAGAAATTTTAGATTTTGATAAGAAATCTCACGAAATTTTTAGAAATTGGTATGTTGACGGAAGACTTTATTATCATAAGGTAATTGATCTCAAAAAACCTCAGGAAGGTATTAAGGAACTGAGATATATTGACCCCATGAAAATGAGGTTTGTGAGACAGGAAAAGAAGAAAGATAAAAATGCTATTGGACCAAATATTCCGGGTCGTAATGAATCCAAAAATGGAATTGCTCCAGAGATTGAAGAGTATTTTGTTTATACACCAAAACCACAATATCCAACTAATAACTTATCAAGTGGTAGTGGTGGTAAAGGAACTAAGATTGCGAAAGATGCAATTACCTACTGTACTTCAGGTCTTGTAGATAGAAATAAAGGAACAGTTCTTTCATATCTTCATAAAGCAATCAAGGCACTCAATCAACTTAGAATGATTGAGGATTCTCTAGTAATTTACAGACTATCAAGAGCACCAGAACGTCGTATTTTTTATATTGATGTTGGTAATCTTCCTAAGGTAAAGGCGGAACAATATCTCCGTGATGTTATGATGCGTTATCGTAACAAACAAGTTTATGATGCGAATACTGGAGAAATTCGTGATGATAAGAAATTTATGAGTATGATGGAGGATTTTTGGTTGCCTCGTAGAGAAGGTGGTAGAGGAACTGAAATCACAACACTTCCAGGTGGACAAAACTTAGGAGAACTTGCTGATATTGAGTATTTCCAAAAGAAACTTTATAGAGCACTTGGAGTTCCCGAATCTAGAATTGCTGCCGATGGTGGTTTTAATCTTGGTCGTTCTTCTGAGATTCTGAGAGATGAACTTAAATTTGCCAAGTTTGTTGGTCGTCTGAGAAAGAGATTTGCTCAGATGTTCAATGATATGTTGAAGACTCAATTGATTCTTAAGAATATTGTATCACTCGAAGATTGGGATAAAATTTCCGATCACATCCAATATGATTTCCTGTATGACAATCAGTTTGCAGAACTCAAAGAAACTGAAATGTTGAATGAGAGACTTGGTGTTCTCGCAACAATAGAACCTTATATTGGAAAGTATTATTCAACTCAATGGGTTCGTAGTAAGGTTCTTCGTCAAACTGATTCTGAGCAGATTGAAATGGATGAGCAAATTGAACAGGAAATTAGAGATGGAGTTATTCCAGATCCAAGTGCCGTAGATCCTATTACAGGAGAACCACTACCACAAGAAGGTGAGCAAGGAATGATGGGTGATATTCCCACTGATGAAAATCCTGATGATAATGCAGATGGATATACTGAGGCAGACGGCAAAGCTGCTGAGATATAAATAGAAAATATAGTTATTATAAACTTTCATGGAAGAAATTGTAAATTTGATTGGTGCTGATGAATCGGCTTCCGATATTAGTGACAAAATTAAGGACGTATTGTATGCAAAAGCAGCAGAACGTATTGATGGCATTAGACCAACGGTAGGTACATCCATGTTTGATGAACCAGAAACTCAAGAGGATCAAGAATAATGGCAAGGACTTTATGTAAAGGAGCAGAAGCAGCTTGTCCAACAACAACTGGAGCTGCTACTAGTTTTTCAGAAGCAACTGTAGTCAGATTGGTCAATACCCATAGTGGTAATCATCTTGTCACTGTTGTAGAAACTCGGAGTGGATCTGTTGTCGGTTCTTTTACTCTACCAACAGGTGCAGTTGAATATCTTGAGAAAAATCCCACTCAGTGTGTGTTTGCCGCAAACGCTGGTGTATTGGGTGCAAAAGTAGGATTTACCGCATAAAAAAATGAAACTTATCACCGAAGAAATTTCAAACGTAAAAATCATTGCCGAAGGCAAAGGTTCCGGAAAGAAACTCTACATTGAGGGTGTATTTCTCCAGGGCAATTTAAAAAATCGCAATGGAAGAATGTATCCTATGGAAACTCTTTCCAAAGAAGTTGGTAGATACAATGAAACCTTTGTTCAAAAGGGTCGTGCTCTCGGAGAACTCGGTCATCCTGATGGACCTACCGTAAACCTTGATCGTGTTTCTCATAAAATTACATCTCTCACTCAAGAGGGAAATAATTTTAGAGGTAAGGCACAAATTCTTAATACCCCTATGGGTAAGATTGCATCTTCACTTCTTGACGAGGGTGTGATGCTTGGAGTTTCTTCTCGTGGTATTGGTTCTCTAAAAGAAGACCGTAGTGGTGTAAAAGTTGTCGGTGAAGATTTCATGTTAGCAACTGCTGCTGATATCGTTGCCGATCCTTCTGCTCCCGATGCTTTTGTATCAGGAATTATGGAAGGAAAGGAGTGGGTTTGGGAAGGAGGAATTCTTCGTGAACAACTCGCAGAAAAGACACAGAGAAGAATTAATACTCTGGTTGACCAAAAAACCCTTGAAGAGCATAAACTAAGCTTATTCAATGATTTCTTATCAAATCTTTAATTTATAAATAAATATAGATTAATACAAAATCTAATAATCAAATGTCCGTTGGTAGCAATTTACAAGAAATGGAAAACGTAGTAACGAAAGGAGCTGCTGCATCTGAGGCAATGCCAAAAGCTGGAAGCAATGCTTCCGGTGTTTCGACCCCTGGTCAAACTGGCAGTTACGAAGATCTCGGTGGCCCAACCCCAGAAAACTATAAGGTAGATGACAATTCTGCCAAAATCGCAGAACCCAAAATCGCAACTGTCAAGGACATTGTGAATAGGGCTGCTAAACCTGCCGAACCTATGCCTAAGGGTATGAAGGAAGAGGAAGAGGTTGAAGGTGAAGTAGTCGAAGAGGAAGAGACCACTGCATCTGCAGAAGATGTAGTTTCCGAAGAGGA